AGAGATCAACCAGCTCTTTGAAGTTCGCGCTGACGGCCTCAGCCGAGCCAGAGACCGTTCCAAGCCGCCGCTGCATTTGCTGGAAGTCGGAGCCAAGTCGGACGAGGCCGCGGAGCACCTGCGCTGTACCAAGCCCACCGACCAAGCCGCGCAGGCTGGTCAAGGAACCGACCAATCCGACGGAGCTTTTCCGCGTAGCCGAGAACTGCCGGTTTACGTGCCGCAAACCCTTTACGTCGATCACGAATGTGATTTTCTGGGTGCTCATCGAAGCCCCGCCTCTCTCTTGATCTTGCGGTCAACTCTCGAAGGGAGGGGCTGGCGCGCAACCGAAGTCGCTGCCGAGAAGGCATTGCCAGACATACCGATTCTCGCGTCGAGGATTTCGATGTAGTCCACATAGTTCGCGACGGCGATCACCGTGCTCCCCGAGTCGTAATACTTCGATCGGACCGATCGACCGCTCGCGATGGCGAGAGCGCCCGTCGGGTCGACACCTACGAGAGGAGCATCGGTCGGAGGCTCCCCAGAAAACGACTGCCAATTCGCCCGAGCCAGACCAGTGCGTACGGGAGTCGAGAAGACAGCGGTATGGAGATAAGATTCGTGCGCTTCGAGCGACTTCTCGCGGCAGTACTGGGTGGCATAACGCTCGACTGCGTCGATCAACGCCGGCAATTCCGAGAGGCTACGGCTGGACGAACCACTGGAACTTCTAGCCCTCGCTGACGCGAGAGAGGAAAGGACAATGGGTCGAAGCGCCGCGCTAAATGGGTCCGCCTCCCCGGGGAGGCGGTCCAAGAAGTTTTCCTTCACCATGCTCAGTCCTTCCTCTGCTTATCGACCCACTCGACATAAGCGCGATCCATGAAGCGGATAATCGTGAAGAAGTCCTGAGCGGCGTCATGGCTGAAGCCGTAAAACTCCGCATACTTCGACATGGCATCCCAAGGAATGTATCCCACACCGCCGAAGCCCAAGGCCCGGCATGTCGTCAACTCCTGAAATGCGTCCCAGTACACCTCCTGATGCGGCCCTAGCGTTGGGGCGTTGGCGACGCGATCCGGCAGGCGAGGCAGCACGCCCATACGGACATGCTGCCCCACAGCCTTCTCGCTCTTCCCGTGCGTGAGCTGATACGCTAGGACTTCTGCGAGTTTTTTCCCGTCTCCTCCGCGGTCAGAGATCGGAAGTTCTCAATCCGACCGGACTCAGCCCTGATCTCGTCGAAGAACTCCGGCAGATCCATCAGGACCTGCACGGCGTTCTGCTTGTTGAACGGGATCTCCTTGCCGTCCGGCCCGGTAATCCCCTTCCAGCCGATCAGGACCGTGCTCGCATAGAGATCGACCATCTCCGGGCGAAGGTCGTCGTCGTCCAGAACCCCGAGGTCAAGCTGACGCTTCTTCTCGCGGTGCAGACGCTCCAGCTTCATCTTGAAGTCCTTGTTCCCCCCGCCAGAGCGCCGGACATGCACTCCAATGCCTCCACCGAAGTGAATCCACACGCCGCGGGTCTCCGCGTCCTTGTCGGTGCCGAAGAGATCGTAAACTCCCATTTGTCCTCTTTTCCGGAACGCCGCGCCCCAGCACTCTCTGTGCTAGGGCGCGGCTTGCGTTGCCTCAGCCCAAAGGCTCAGGGCAGGTAGTTGAAGAACACCATGCGAAGCGTGTAGTCGAGGTTCTGGTTGACCTCGAATCCACGCGCGGCCTCCGTCGAGACCGGAATCATGATGGGCTCGTCCTTGGTGACATTCGGACGACCGTCGCCGAGCGCCAGCAGGGGGAGGTCCAAGACGATCCCCTTGTTGTCGAACTTGACGCCGATATCCAGAGTGATGTCCGCGTTCGTGGCGATGGCCTCGATCGCGTCGACATCCGAGAAGTAGGCGTTGAGCTGGCCGCCGACCGTGAAGTCACCGACGCTGACCTCGAAGCCTCCGCGAGAGCCAAGAGCCTTGTTGGTGTTCGCGCCGTTGTCGATCTCGATGGTCCCGTCCATCACGAAGGCGAACAGCGGGTCGACCGCCTCGTTGGTGGCCGAAACCGTGCCGAGCTTCACTCGGTACGGGTGGTCGGCGGTGTTGTACGCCGATCCGAAGCTGCTGGTCACGAAAGTCCCGGGGCGACGGTTGGAGACGCCGGCGGCAGCAGTGGACCCCGTGAGACCGACGAACCCCATATCGACTTCCAGCTTGGACGCCGAGGAGAAGTTGAAGGTCAGGGAGTTCGGAACCTGACCATCAAGGTACTGGTATTGGATCTGAGTCGGGTTGGCGTCGTCCGGCGCGCCGAGCGAGCGCTCAAGGCTGTAGGTGCGGCGCTTGATTTGCGAGCCGGTCTTGTTGTAGAGGTCGTCGCCGAAGTAGATGGAGGTCGCAGCGCTGGGGGTGTCTGTGACCATCGCGAGGTCGCTCTTGTCGAAGGTCAGGGTCGAGGTATCCGTGGCCTCATTGTATGCCACGGAGTACACCCTCTTTAGCCCATTGTTGGCCGGGACGTGGCCGTCCAAGTAGACATAAGAGCCGGGCGAGACGACGTAGGTCATGTTGTATCCGAGGAACGTGGCGGTAGGAAGGCCGGCGCCTCCCTCGGTGACAACAACTCCGCTACCTGCGAAGTTTCGACCGACATGAATGAGAGCTGCGCCAGAAGGGGGAGAGTTTTCTTGGTCGAGTTCCCCGACCACATCGATAACGAATCCGGTGGAGGTTGCATCTACAGTTTTTAGGCCGTTGTTCTTGGCGCTCCCAAAGCCCTCCGCGAGCAACAAGTTGGACGGGCCACCCGCGACGCTGACTAGCAGTCGGACATCAACAACAAGGCCAGTCCCGCTGCCGCCGGCAGCAACTAGGCCCCTAAGGTCTCCTACAAGGGAATTGGCTTCGAACGGCGCGTAAGTGAAGCTCGGATCCAATCCCAAGCCGGTGACTTCGCCGCTAGTACCGAGGGTCAAGACAACAAATTGCGCTGTTTCGCTGCCGTTGGGGTCGGTAACTGTCACCGTATCACCCACGACATAACCCGAGGAGGCGGCGGTACTCGGTTTCGCGTGAATTGGCAGCGAGGTCGCACTAGCCGAGCCAGTAGGGAAGTAAGCATCGAGGGTCGAATTGACGGTTTCGATGTCGCTGATACGCCTCTGGTCGTCCGCGTCCGCAAAGAAGAAGCCCTGAAGCAGGTTCTTCATCCCCAGAGTCGTGAAGTCGTGGTTGAAGCCCGCCGTGGCGGACTCGTCCGTGATCTGACCCTTGCGCCGCTGGCGCGAGTCGCTGATCGGAACCCGCGGAGTCAGCGTGAACTGAGAACCGAAGTCGGCGTACGAGTTGGGCTCCAACGAGTACCATGTCGGACTTGTCGGAAGGGTTCCGATTGAGGTTTCTTCCGCGTAGTAGAGCCCCGTGTAGTTCGAGTCGATTTTATTGACCTGAGCCATTAAGCCCTCCCTAAACAATCATGTCGTAGACAAAGGTCGCTGTCGTCGAGACAGCGAAAAACGTGTCGTCCGATCCAAGCTCACGGCTCACCGTGTCCCTGAACCAGACCCCATTCGGGGTCGAAGATCGCAGCGCATCCGACGCGACCTTTGCCAATGCCTCAGCCTGATCCCGAGCACCGGAATCAAGGCGAATCGGCACATAGACAATGACCTCCACGATCCCTGAGTTCTCAAATTTCCTAGAGCCGATCGCTCCCGTCAAGGATCGAGACTCTCCGGAAATGTGTCTTACCGTTACTGTCGCATACGCCGTCGTCGGGACACGCTGATGCGTCGTCGTATCCCAAATCAGAGGCGGAGCCGTCGATCCCGTCACCGACGGAGCGTTCGCAAGCCACGCCGTAGCGACGCGCTCCTCAATCTCACCCCTCGCCGTTGACGGGAATGTGAAGCTCACTGCACCAGCCTCAATGTGTGGAGAATCACGTCCTCGTTGGGCGCGATCGTCTCCACAGCCTCAATGTTCCACACCGATCCGTCCTTCCGGGTCACCTGATCCGTCAACGCACTCGGTGTGATCGAAAGGTCTTTTGCCGAGATCAGAGCCTCCTGAAAGCCGTCAGAAGGAGCCCCGCCCGACGCAACCATCATAGCGTCCTGAAGCACAGATGCAAAAGGTGTAAAAACGGCATTTGCGGTATGTTCTGTAACGACCCGGGTCACCTCAAATGGGCGATTCGGATTCGCCGGAACACCGTCCACAGACCGCCTAATCACGATTTCCTCGCCATACCGGGCGATCAGGGTCGTCGCCAATGACTGGAAATTTGAAAATCTTCCTACCGTCATACCCGGAGAATCCTGTTCCCCTGCACCAAAAGCTCCACCAAAAGGGCGTCAGCCTCCGGATACTTGCGAAATGTCGTAATCCCACCCTCTGCGTAGTACTCGACCGACTCGCTGATCGGCCCGACCGTCACGGACTTTGACGCCAGCTTGCCGTTCGTGTCCTCGTAGGTCGGATCCGGCGCCAGAGCCGAGGAGAGAGCCCTCAGGGCATACAAAGCACACGCCCTCTGCACCTCCTTCGGAACCCCAAGAACAGACCTCCCATCCCTGTAGTAGGCGTTGTACCTTGGCCACTCCAAAGACTGCGACTCCTTTTCTACAATTCCGACGAAGCCACCCCTGAACCGGCTGTCGATGTAGTCCGTCGCCCGAACAATCGCCGTACGGTACTCCGAAGAGCCCAGAAGCACCCCGTTGAGCGTCTCAATCTCGTTCCCACGGGACCGGTGGTAGTTCGTGAAGTACGAGGTCGTAATGTATGCGTTCGCGTCAGGCAGCCCTGTGCCGTCCTCGGTAATGAAAATCGCCATTCTTACTCCTCGCTCTTCGTCAAGGTCAATGATACCCCAAAAGTGTTTTTCAGGGAAAGGGCGGCTGAGTAGTCCGCCAAAAGCCCGACCGACACCCCGTATCCGGCGATTGTCGTCGTTGCTGTCATGGGGTTCAGGTACACAAGGCCCGAGTCGAGGTCCTGCACGAACGGACTGGCGGCCAAGACCGCGTCGATCGCGCCAATCTGCTCGCCCTGCGCCGTCTCGATACCAAGCGTCAGGACCGAATCGGACACTCCCAGAGATTCCGAAAGAAACAGGATGTTCGTCTGGAGGTCGTCCCCGAGGGACACGCTCTCGCGAGCCTGCGTCCCCATGCTCGACGCAAGAGCTTCCGCAAGGGAAACGCCGTCCGAAACCACCGCCGACAGGATCGAAAGCGCCTCGTCTGCGGCCGACAATTTCTCCGAGAGGCCGATCTGCACGCTGGCGAACGGGCTGTCCACCACCGAAACATTCTCGCCCTGCGACATGGAAATCTGGACGCTGGCCTCGTCCGACACCCCGACCGACTCCGACAGGATCGCAGAAGCATCAAGATCGTCCGAGGCGGTCACGCTCTCGCCAAGGACCACCGAGACCGCAGCAGATGCCTCGTCGGAGACCGCTACCTGCTCCTCCTCGACGATAGATTCGAGGAAATCGTCGAGTACGGTGACATCTTCCGGGAGCAGGGTGGACAGGCTCGCGGACGACACATCATCGACGGCGACTTGCTCGGTCAGGATCGAGGAGACCAACCCCGACGCGCTGTCCCCCGCAGTGACGCTCTCCGAGTCGGAGACAAGAACGCCAGACTCCGCGGCGTCTGCAACGGACAGGGACTCCTGCTGCGCGGACTCGACAACAGCCGACAACGAGTCAGCGGCCGACACGGCCTCTTCCTCTTGGATACCGCCGTCGATGTACTTGTCCGCGACAGAGACACTCTCTTCAGCTTGAGCTTGGACCTCCGCGAAAGTCTGGTCGCCCACACTCGCGGCATCCGGCTGCGCTGTCGCAACCTGCTGCGTCGCGGTATCGGCCGTACTGACCGCGTCCGATAGCGCCGCCGCGAGACCCACGGACGGGGCGTCCGCCACGCCCACCTGCTCCGCCTGAGTGGCCGCGAGGTCTGCGACGGAGGTGTCCGCTG